AAGCTCAACTTTACGTTTAGATTGAATATCTGACCAAATATTTGCTCTTTCCTGATATATATTAAAATCAGCCTTGCCTTCATTTTTCTTAATATAATCTCTCATTCTTTGAGCATACTCTTCAGTAGCTTTAGCATTTGCTCTAGCAACATCAATTATTAACTTGTTAGCTGCTTTTGTGTTGGTTGTTTTAGACACAGTGTTTTGGAAGTTTTCAAAATCCTTATCTGTCATTGGGCCAGTTCCAGGCTTCTTCATTCCTAAAGCTGCTTGAATCTGTAATGATTTCATTGCTTGGTTATAATCTGCTTCATTATCTAAATTACCAGGAATAGGTAATCCAAAATCTTTAGCTAGCTGAATCATTGTTGTTTTTGTATCAGATGTTGCACCAGCAAAATTACCCATTTTTTCTAATGTGGCTACTTGCTCTTGTAAATTACCAAGAGTTTTTCTAGCTTCAACACCTTGTGATTGAGAGTCAGTAAATACACCCCATGCACTTTCATCACGTTTATTTTGTGGGCCATTATTAATAGTTAATCCGCCAGAATTATTTTTAGCTTCCATATAACTAGCAAATGTTGGGTACTGAGACTTAGCTCCACCCATTTCATTCCACTCTCTATATCCAGCAGATTGCTTTTCAACTTCTGTCTTTTCATTTTTAGCTATGATATTACCTTGTCCATCATATTTAACATCACCCTCTTTTAATACATAAGAGTTATCTTTTGGAATAAGGTCTGCTTTATACTTTTGAGCTTGGTCGTATGTAATAGTGCCATTAGCTAACGCATCATCAATATATTTATTAGCGTTAAACTCAGAAGTTTGAGGAGCTTGCGTTACTGGATTAAAGTTAGGTGCAATTTGTGTTGTTGTACCATTTTGATTTGTTTGATGTAATCTTGGATCACCTTCTTTTTGTAATCCACCACCAGTTACCATGTTAGGATTTTTTGCACCAAAGCCTTGTTGGAACTTAGCAAACTGTGCTGCTTTTGCTGCTTCTTGTGCTTTTAAATCTTTTTCGGCTTGATAGTCTTGTAGCTTCATATTTTGACTAGCATTTTGTTGTAGTTGGTCAAATGGTTGTTGTGCTTGTTCCATACCTTGTTGTAAACCTTTAAAGATATATGGAATATCTGATCCGTACCCTTGATTTTTAGGTTGAGCTAAATACCCCACAGCTGTTCCTAATAAACCCCTCATTAATGATTGGTTTTGTGCTTTATCAACATCAGTCTGTTGAAGCAATCCATTCTTAATTAATGAGTCAGTATTATTACCACCAGCCCCAAATATATTAGAGCCTGTGCCAAAAATGTTCTTTAAAAAGTCCATATTATAAGAGTCCTTGTCTTTTTCTTTGCATTGGGTTAGAAGTTAGCATGCCGCCACCTATCATTCCAGGTTGGAATTGAGGTCTTGATATACTTGCTTGTGGTACATTAAAGTTTGGAGCATTTTGTTGTGGTTGAGACAAAGCATTTACGCCTTTATTTACAGCCATACCACCTAAGTCTTGACCTGTCATACCAGTCATATCTGTAAAGCCATCCATAGCATTTGATGCCATATCACCCATTTGACCCATAATTCCTTGACTAGCAAAGTTGCTTGCAGCCTGTTGTGCGCCAGTTTGAGCTAAATGAGCTGGCATATTTGACATTGCTGCACCGCCTAAGCCACCGCCCATACCTGTAGCACCTGACGAAAATGGATTTGTTGTCATTGCGTTACCACCTATACCGCCAGCTACACCCCCCATTGCCGCCCCCATTAGAGGATCTTTTCCAGTCATTAGTGCTGTTCCAGCGCCTAAGCCAGCGCCAAGCATAAGTCCACTTGCCATATTATTTACCCCCACCTGATGATGATGTTGTTGTTTGAGAACCACCTGGTGCTCCATAAGCAGCGGTTAGATAGTTGTTTAAGTGCATCTGTTGTGCATTTTGACCATAATCATGTCGAGCTATATCCGCATCAAGTGCTGCTTGATCGAATTGGGCAGATTGATTACCAGCATTCATCAATTGATTAGCACCATAATAATCATTACCAGCTATATTTTGAGCATTATTCATTACATTCATTTGGTTTTGACGTTCTGCATTGTAATTGTTGTAGGCCATTGTCCCCGCTTGGTTAGTTAATGCGTTAGCTAGATTCTGTGAGTTATCACTTGCAAGATTTGCATGAGCATTACTGCCATATCTTCCAGAAAGCGAAGCCTGACTGTTTGTATTTTGCATTGCTTTATTGTATTGATCTGTAGCTACATCAGCTCCAGCTTGTGTTGCTTGTGCAAGATAAGGATTACCAGCATTTAGGAAGTCACCACTTAATGTTTGATTAGCTAATGCAGAAGAGTTTGTTAGTACATTACTACCAGCATTTGCTTGGTTAGTCATCATAGCTATTGCGTCTTGTTGGGCTTGATTTGGTCCTAAGTACGTGTTGCCAGAGTAATATTCAGGCGCACCTTGATTATATAAATTTTGAGCTTCATTTAAACCATATTCAATGTAAGGCTTTAACATAGGATCAATTTCGTTAGAAGATGATTGGCTTTGACCACCGCCACCTTTAAATTCTTTAAGGTTGGTAATGGGGTTAATAGTGCCTGATCCGCCAACAGCTTTAAGCAGCTTTTGTTCCCAAGCGTTAACATGAGCTAACTCAGTGTCACCATCTCGACCTAGTTTACCCAAGTCCTTGGCTAACCAATTGTATAGTTTAATCTTAATTCTTGTAATCATTTTTGTTCCTTTGGTAATTTAAATTCGACTGTGATATATTTCCGCTCAAAATTATAGAGCTTTTTCCATAGTTTTGCTACACTTTCTGTTACTGCACTTCCTGTTACTCTGTCACACCCTTGATCTCTTGTATAATCAAGAAACGCTTGCCATCCTTCTTTTGTATTTCTTCCACCTATATAGCTTATGTACATCGAGCGAAATGATGGGAAATTGTACTGTATCACAGTAAAGGCGCATTTACATACATCATCTACCATTATAAAAAGTAACTGTTGCTCACCTTTGCTACATACATACCTTAAATCTTCTAGTGTATACTCACCTTGTCCCTTATCTATTGCTTTTTTCAGTAATGGTTCTGCCATATGCCAATACTTATGAACGTACTGTGGTGCTATTACTACTAATTTACTTTTCATCCTTACTCCTATAAAAGTTGTTATCCAAAAATAACATAGTCAAATGTAACGCCTGTGGCATCAGCACTATGTCCTAAAACTGCTTCTTGCTTTCCTTTGCTTTTTACAAATGGCAAGTTAAACTCATTAGTTCCTCTTGCAGTAAATAATATTACTGAATTGTAACCAATACGCTCGTCATACAATGTTGTTTCTGTTCCATCGCCTAGTGTAATACTACCAACAGAGTTTACTCCACCATCTAATATTCTATTAACTACTTCAGCTATTTCTCTTAGTGTTGCATTGTTATTAAGTTTTCTATACATTATCTTGTCCCACTATCTGTAACAGTCATGTCAAATGCTACTGCTCGTGTCCAACCATCACCCAAAGGTTCTAATCTTACCCTATGATACCTACCGCCTGATCTTACATTATTTCTATCTTCATATGGCTCTGATACTGCACCAAAGTTAATTGTATCGTCTAATGCCTGTCTTGATGCTATAGATATATTAGCTTGTCCATTGTCTACAATAGGTCTAACCATTGTGATAACTGAATTATTATTACCTCCTAAGTCTAATGTCTCTAGTCTAGGATTAACACAAGGACCTGTAAATGATATAAGTTTCTTATCTTGCGCTCCAGCAAATATATACTTACCACCCATAAACATTCTATCATCTAAAGGAGCTGGAACATCTGTGTCTAAATCAGGATACAACATACCCAAAGTATCTACGTCAGTTCCTTGTGTTGCTAAATTACCTACACAAAGAGCTTCGGTCTCTGTTCTTGACCACCTACCTGTTTCTGTGTGATATATTAAGTTTTGTCTCTTACCAAAATTATCTGCAAAATTCCAAATAACTAACTTATGTATAGGATGAACTGTTGTAGACATTGTTTCTAATGCTAATAAATCAGCGTTAGACAAAAACCATTCGTCTACTTTTCCTAAACCAATAGGTGTTACTGTGTTGCCATTGGTTTGGTAAAATCCATCCGTAGACAAGAAGAAACTAACTCCATTATCCTCAATGACTGATTTACCAGAAAAACATCCAACAGTAGATATTTTATCAAATTGGAAGAAAAGAGGACTGCCGATATATGACATCCTATATATAGCTTTTTCTAAAAAGATAACACCAATCTCACCACCTGTTATGTTTTGTATAGCACCACCATCTGCAATATATTGACTGTCAGCTTGTGATTGTGGCCCTGGTGTCCAATTAGCTTCATTATTTAAATCCGACCATTTAACTAAGTTAGGTTTATCACCACTACCTATATTGCCAGCTACTATAAAATCCCTAACAATTGTCATGCACTTAGCTGTTGGGGCTTCGGTTAAATCAGCAAAATTAATTGAAGAGCCAATAGTCCACTCTTGTATTTGGTTATTATTCTTACAAGCAAGAACTTTTTTACCAAATGTTTCAAAATGCCAAGATTCTGGTGATGTGTTGTAGCCACCAATTTTACTTACATCGCTAATATTAACTACTGTCCTAGATGTTAGCGGCACTGTTTTGTATATCTTACTGTCTGAGCCACCAAATATTTCTACTAACGCACCATCTTTACCAGCATAAACAGAAGTAATATCTTCATCTGCTGGATTTGTAATATCTACAGAGCTAGGAAAGGGACTATATCCAACATTGTTAGGAAATACATTTTTAGCATCAGCTAATCCTGTGCTTTCCGTACCAATTGTGCTTGGCATATCGGGTGTCCATACACCTAGTGATACTCTTTTTACCGCCATTACTCTACACCTCCATCGATATCTCCTGAAACTGCTATTTCTATACCAGATGTTAAAATAGCTTTTCTACCTTTACCGCCTGATGCACCAAAGCCACCACCAGATTCACCATCTTGTCCATTTGAACCACCCGCACCACCAGCACTACCACATGATGTTCCACCTCCAGCAATAGGCGGAGCAGTCACACAAGTACCAGTACCACCAGATTGTCCTTGGTTGGGAGCATAGCCTGAAATTCCAGCACCATCACCACCTGTTCCTCCATCACCAACTACGTTGCTAATCAAATCGCCAGCACTACCGCCACCGCCACCGCCACCACCGCCAGCAATAGTTCCGTTATTTACTAAAGTGCAATCATAACTTTTTGAGCTACCTTTTATTAATCCATATCCTCCATTGCCTCCACTTACTGGTCTACTAGCTTGATTTTGATATCCAGAACCACCTGTTCCTCCATCACCTCCACCTCCAGCAATCATTCCATTGTTATTTATAATAACAGTAGAACCATTAGGAAAGTCACCTACAGTAAATGCAGTTGTTCTATATCCACCAGAACTACCTGAAGATGATATAGTAACGTCATCGTTTATATTAAAAATAAGTGATAAAGGTTGTGTAGGACTTCCAACGTGCTTCCATAAGTTAAAGTTTGTTTTGTCGCTTGTTAGCGTTACTGTCTTGATCATTTCACGCCATGATCCACCTTGCTTCATATATACATTTTTACATACATGCCAGGTGTCAGATTTAACCCAAATAGACTTAGGAAGTTTCCATACGTCATCTTGTTTTACATAAAGACCAGCCATTATATTTTATACCACACATCTCCATCAACACCGCCTGATGGTGATAAACTAGATATTGTTTTGTTACCTACAGCATTAGTACCTATTTCAGCCATAACAATACTATCACTTTGACCTGTCTTTGTTGTGCCATTAATAACACCGCCTGTAATAGCTACATTATCAGAATCTTGAGTAGATATAGTTCCTAATGAACCTACCTCTCTATCAACATATTCTGTTGTAGCTACCTTAGTAGAGTTATCATTGGCTAGGCTAGTTACAGCGGTAACATTTCCAGTAAAGTCAGCATCTCCCACAGTCAGCAAACCATTAATAGTCATAGGGTCGCCACTAGAACCGTCTTGTAAGTCTTTAATTTGAGACATAGTCACTCTAATAGCATTGTTAATGTTACTAGGTGGACATCCCTCACCAATAATAACCCCACCTACATCTGTGTTATTTGATGGATTACTGTCCCATTCTGATACTTTAGTTTTTGCCATGTTTTATCCTTGTCGTTTCCATTTGTTAGTTCCTACTTTTGAATCTGTCCATACATTACTACCTGCCGATACTTCTGACCATGTATTTTTTTCTACTGGTACATCTGTCCAT